AATTAAGACTGATGTGACTAACGAGGTGTCTGGTACTGGGTACACTGCGGGTGGGAAGTCGTTGACTTCTATCACGTTTGCTACGAGTGGTGGGACTATCACTTGGGATGCAGCGGATGTTGAGTGGACTTCAAGCACGATTAGTGCTGCTCGTTACGCAGTGATTTACGATGATTCGTTGACGAATGATCCGTTGATTGGGGCTGTTGATTTCGGTGGGGATTTCTCTACTACGGCAGGAACATTCAAAATTACTTGGAACGCAAGCGGAATCTTTACGCTTGACTTGACCCCGTAGGAGTAACTGATGGCAATTCCAACCTCCGGTTATCCAACAACACTCGACGATACGAACGCTACGCCTAGCGCAACGGTTGAGTTTCCTCAGCCAGCTTCGTCTACTGATTTAGATGCAACGAACGTTGAGCATGATTTGTTGCATAAGAATCTGTCGTTAGCGATTGTTGCTTTGGAAACGAAATTGGGGATCACTGACTCGAACGCTACTGCCGGTACTTTGTTGCAGGGTACGGGTGCTGGTAGTTCGTCGTGGTCTTCTACGTTGCCTGCTGTGACTCTTGGGGGAGCTGTCACTGGTGGCGACCAGGTGATGTCGGCGGTTACGCATAAGGATTATTCCGAGACTGTGTATGCCGGTGGTGATACTGGTGCGACTCCTACGATTGATGAGGCTAATGGTAACACTCAGTCGCATACTTTGAATGCTGCGACTGTGACGTTTGCTTTGCCAGCGGATGCTGGTTTGCAAGCAGGTACAGCTTTGACTCTTATAATTAGTCAAGACAGCACTGGTGGTCGAGCAGCAGTATTCCAAGTTAGTGGTGCTACAACTAACGTTAAGTGGGCAGGTACAACGGCTCCGACTATAAGTACGGCTGCGAGCGCAGTTGATATTGTTACGTTTGTTACAGCTAACGGTGGGGCTTCGCCTGTTTGGTACGGGTTCTTGGCTGGTCAGGCGTTTGCATAATGCCGTTTGGAGTCAACAAAGCCGTTTTGTTTGGTGCTGCTGGTAGCGGTGGCGAATCTGGTTGGGTTATTCAACCTTATAGCGACACAACTGGTTCAAGCCCAACTTATTGGATGTATGACATAGCTGTCGCTAGTGATGACAGTGTATGGGGTATTCCGCTTAGTAGCTTTAGTGACGGTGTATCTAACGTGAACGGAGCATTGTGGCACATTGAATCTGATGGCACTTTAGGCGCTGCTAATGATCAGAAAGTACTAGATCCTGTACAAAGCGCGAATATTGACGGTCGGGGAATAGCTATTGCCGCTAATGGTGATGTGATTACACTAACTGGCGGTGGAATTAATGATGGTTCTGCTCGTACAGGATGTTTAACTGCTGCTTTTACGCCGGGAACATTGGTCCAAGACTGGGATAACTCTTTGTTTCACCCAATCGTTACTCCTATGTATGCGTATCAAACGCCTTTAACTACTAAAGGAACTAAAGGATACGGATGCGTTTATTACTACGACGGTGTAACAAAATACGACACATTGATGTTTCAAATTTCGCTTACTGATGGAGCGGAAGAAGCTTTGAATGGCAGTAACGATTGCCTTCACCTTTATGGCAGTAGTTACGTAACTACTTACCCAAGTAGCGCTTGTGTTTCGACTGATGGTAGCGGTAATGATTGGTTTTACATTCAGTACAGAAACACCCAAGGAGGTGTGGGGGTTCAAGGTGTACAAATAGGCACTACTACCTATATGGCAAAAATCTATTACCCCTCTTCTGGAACAGGCGTTTCGAGTGGGGGTCTTTGTACGGCTGATGCCAACAATCTTTATTTCACATTCGGTGATTCAACTAACAAAAAACTGCATTTATTAAAAATTGCTAAAAGCAACGGAAGTATTCAGTGGCAACGAAAAATTACAGTTGACAGTTCTACGGGTGGATTTGACTACATACCTCCACCTGTTGTTGATTCAAGCGGCAACGTTTATGTGGTATTCAACACAAGAGACACTCAACAATTCAGTAGCGCTAACAATGCGAGTGTTCATTGGGCAAAGTACGACAGCAGTGGCAACATTCAAACTCTTGATGGGACAACACTAAAGACTTTGACGACACCCACGGCTAGCCAAACGGTTTACCCAATGCGAGCCGCACTTACCTCAGACGATAGTTTTCTTTATATAGCTGGAGCGTTTGCAAGTGGTCAGCGCCCATTTATAGCTAAGTTGCCTACTGACGGGACAGGAACTGACAACAGCACCGCTTTGTCTGGCAACTTCCCCGGCGATGATCTTTATTACAAAAACAACTGGACTCACACTGACGCAGCCGGGGATGCAACTCAAAGCACTCTTGGTAGTCAAAGCACTGGCAGTATTTCTACTTACGCTGATCAAATGCAAGATTGTGTTGCCCAAGCTAACGTCGCAGTTTATTTAGATGAGGTTGGCTAATGTCGGATCATGTTTACGTTAACCCAGAAAACATTATTTCTTATCCCGGTGACATTCAAAGAGAACATCCTGATTGGCAAATAGGCGATGAATTGCCTGATGGGTGGCATGAAGTTAGTGACCCTCAAAGAGAACATCCTGATTGGCAAGACACTATTTTCGTTTACCCTGAATTTGAAGAGGGGCAGGACGAAACAAATACTGCACCTATCAAAATAACAAGACACGAAGCTGAATTGTCTATAACTACTGACGAGAATGGTGTTTCTGTTTATTCGCTTATTTGGAATCCTGTGACATACGATTTTGTTGAGGAGCCACCTCCCCATGAAATTGGTTGACGCCCCCGGCAAAGTAAACACTGGACGGCCACTAAAACCATTCGGCATAGTCGTCCACCACACCGCCTCAAACCGTAACGCCAACCCCGACAACGTGGTAGCGATGTGTGTGCGAGGTGTCAACAAAGTCCCCGGACCTTTATACAACTACCTCATCAAACGTGACGGCACCATCATGCAGCTCACCGCTGAAAACGTGAAAGCCAACCACGCTGGTCGAGGCATGGGTGACGTGCTTGCACGCATGAAAGCAGATCGCCCCATTAAAGGTAACGCTACGGCTGCGGGGAAAGTCACAGCGAACGGCTCACTTATCGGTGTGTCGTTCATTAATGACGGCTTGGGGGAAGACATTCCGCAGGAACAGATGGATGCAGCGGTAACGTTGTGCGCTTACCTGTGTTTAACGAACGGGTTCAGTCCTTTTACTCGCGTGATAGGGCATAAGGAATGGTCGTCACGTAAAGTAGATCCGTCGTTTGATATGTCAGAGTTTCGTGCAATGGTCGCCCATGAAGCGAACATAGCGAAACCAGAGATCAAGTTACCGGCAGAACCTGAAGATGGTTTGGTGCCGTTCCCAGGTGTTCTGAAGAAGGGCTCACGGTCTGCTGCTGTGAAGTTTGTTCAGGAACGCATAGGTGCGACCCCAGATGGTATTTTTGGGAGGAACACGAAAGCAAAACTTATGAGATGGCAGCGAGCTAAAGGGCTTGTTGCTGACGGAATCGTTGGGCCTCGTACATGGTCAGCGATGCAACTGCAAAGGAATGACATTGTTCAACCAGCGTTTTATTAAAGATTCACTCGAACGTGGAGTATCTACGTTCGCACAAGCATGGGCCGCAGCTATGGCTATTCCCGGCCCTGATTGGGTTGATGCTCTGAAAGTCGCCGGTGTCGCTGCGCTTATCTGCATGGCGAAGGCTGTGGCAGCTACTCGCGTGGGGGATTCAGAATCGGCTTCTCTTAGCAACTAGAAATGAGGCTGTACGGTGACGCAGTATCGTCAAACGGGGGTTCAATATAGCGAATCTGGGGTGGCGTATGGTGCGCCTACGACGATTACCCCTGCGACGATTGCTGCCACCGCAACAGTCTTAGACGAAGTAAGTGTCCAGTACCGTGAATCGGGACTGGCATACCGCAACAACTACACATACAGCCAATCTGATACAGGTATTGTTGAGATCGTAGCGACCGTAACAACGGTCACTGCCACTGTCGCTTTCACGGCGGCTGCGAGTATTGAGGCAGATATTTCTGTTTCAACGATTGCTGGTGTCGCAGCGTTACCTGGCCCCGGTGTAACAGCCAACTACGTGGATATCGCAGAAGTAGACATGAGCGCTGTAGCGGCGTTGCCTACTCCAACTCTGCGAGCCGATCAGGTAATTAGCGTTTCAACAATTGCGGCTACCACAGCGATCAGCGGCACAGCAGTAGTAGACCTACTCCCCGCCACAGTTGCAGTAACAGCGACTGTTCCAGCGGTCACCATTTCAGCTCACGTCACACCCGGCGACATTGCTGTGACTTCCGCTGTGGGCACAGACCAGATGTACACGTTCTATCCGGGGCCAACAAACAAAACCCCTGCGGTCGGGTTAAGGAACCAGCCAACTCCAGCAGCTTACGCTTTGATGCGGCATTACGCTGCTCGACCTAAAGCCGACAACTTGTTCATTATCAACAACAGTTCGGTGCAGAACTTTATGCCTGCGGATGCGTCAACGGTTACTCGTACCCTGTATGGGGCGCATTTGCCACCCACAGATCTTACAGCCACTGAGATATCATTACTTAAAGCAAGTGGTTTTCCGATTGATGTAGGGACTAGTGGTACTTGATGCCTGTTTACGCATACCGTTGTTTGGATTGTGGACTGACTGTTGATGTTCGTCATGGTTTTGACGAAACATATGGTGCTGACTGCGAGGGATGCGGCGGGATACTCCGCAAGTATTTCGGGCATGTCCAGTTCGCTCCTTCAGCTACCCCGTCGAGAGGCAACATTGATTGGGGAGTTACGAAACGCAATGAGAAAAACAAAGAAGCAGACATGGCAGCGTACAAACGCTTGCGCGCTGAGGGGCTACAACCCCCTTCTATTGACGGGTCTTCCCGGCTTGAGAAACACGCTGGGGCATCCCACGAGATCCAAGCCGGTCAAGTCCTCACGGAGAAAGGCCGTAAACGTAAAGAGGCGGCCCTTAATGACGTTCTTGGGAGCACCTGATGACCGCACAAGTATGGATTGACCAGACCAGAGACATGCTCTTGTCGGGCTATGTTGAGGATTTGGATTTGGTGACGACGGCTCCTTCGCCTGCGACTACTGGCACAACGTTGGTGGTGCAGGGTATCGCTTCTTCTATTGTGAAGGGTGTTGTTATTGAGGTGAACTCTGAGCTGATGTATGTCACTTCGGTTACCTCAACAACTGTTTCTGTGATGCGTGGCTACGGTGGTTCTACTGCGGGTACGCACACGGCTGGTGATGTGGTGAGGGTTTCTCCTAAGTTCCCTGCACATCGCATTATCCAATCCCTTAACGATGATTTGGCTGACTTGTCTGCACCTAGCCAAGGTCTGTTCCAGATGAAAACAACGAGCTTTACTTACAACGCTTCTGTTGATGGCTATGACTTGTCTGGTTTGACTTCTGCCGAGATCGACTCAATTTATTCGGTGACGTATGCGGACGCTGGTAGCGCTGCTAGTGAGCCGGAGGTGTCGTCTTGGCGGTTGCGTAGGAACCGGGACACAAGCAGTTTCTCTAGCGGTTTAGCACTAATTCTTTACAGTGGGGCGTGGCCTGGGCAA